TTTTAGCCTTAAATAGTAGAAACGCTACGGAGAGTTATGTATATCACACTCAAAAAAGCGTCTGAACTAACTGGGCTTTCAACTGTTACTTTAAGAAAATATGCAGACACCAAGACTATTCCATCAATCACCTTGCCATCCGGACATCGACGTGTCGATGTCCGTGGTATCCTGCGTGATCGAGAAGAAGTCATCTGCTATGCCAGAGTCAGTTCTAGAAAGCAGTCAGACGACTTATCAAGACAAGTCGAAACACTCCGAAGTGAGTTCCCAGGAAGCGAAATCGTCAGCGATATCGCTTCCGGACTCAACTTCAAGAGAAAAGGACTTAACACCATACTGGTGCGACTACTGCGCGGAGACAAGCTCACGCTTGTGGTTACCCACCCGGACCGACTTGCCCGGTTCGGATTTGAACTCATTGAGTTCCTTATACAAGAAAACGGTGGAAAGCTCGTGGTTCTCAACAACGGTTCTGTTGAACCGTCACCAGAATCAAAGCTCACAACCGATTTATTGTCCATCATCCATCACTTCTCTTGTTGTGCCTACGGACATCGTAGTCATCAAAACACGAAAAATACGTGTGAGCCCGACTGCGCAGCAGCGGGCTATACTGAGGAAGTGGTTCGGGGCGAGTAGGTTCTTTTACAATGAAGCATTAAACAGGGATAAGACTTTACAGGCACAGTTCGCTGAAGCGAACCCCGGAGCCAAGTATAAGTCCGAGAACTGGATGAATGCTGGTAAAGTTTTAACAAACAACTGTCCAGAATGGGCGGAAGATGTCCCGTATCAGGTGAAGAAACTCGCAGTCAGCGAGTTTCATACTGCGTTAATAACCAACAAGAAGTTGGTTGTTAAGAAGAAGCGAACTTCATTTGAAATGAAGTTCAAGTCGCGTCGGGCACCGACGCAGTGTTTTGATGTAGTGGCATCGGCCATATCTTCAAAAGGCATTTACCCAACAAAGTTGGGTAAACTGCACTATACGGAGGACTTCCCCGAAGGGGAAGTCCGAGATTCTAAGTTTATCTTGGAAAATGGTCGGTATTACCTATGTCTAGTGTATAAAACTACTGTTCAATGTGTCGAGAACCAAGCACGACGAGTTGTAGCACTAGATCCAGGTGTACGGACTTTCATGACCGGCTTCGCAGAAGGCGAAGCCTTTAAAATCGGCGAACAGGCGTTTGCCCGTATCGCGAGACTGTGTTATTATCTAGATAGGCTCATGTCAAAGATGTCAAAAGTAACTGCCGCGAAGCGGTATCGCATGCGTAAAGCAGCGAACCGCATTCGCTGGAAACTGAATGACTTGACTGATGAACTGCATTGGAAGACTATACGTTTTTTGATAGACAACTATGACTTGATACTCTCACCATCGTTCGAGACATCGCAGATGTCTTCACGATTGAAGAGAAGACTGTCTAAGAAGTCTGTGAGAAACATGCTGTCTCTGAAGCATTTTCAGTTCAAAATGCGACTGAAAAATAAATGCCAAACCGAAGGTGTGGCATTTATGGAAGTGTGCGAAGCATACACTTCCAAGACCGCAAGTTGGACCGGAGAAATAAAACACAATCTTGGTTCAGCGAAGACCATTATAAGTAATGGTCTTACGCTAGACCGCGATATAAATGGAGCACGCGGGATCTTCCTGCGTGCGTTGGTAGATACACCCTCACTGAAATATCAGTGTGCATAGTGATAATTTCCTATAATTTATTATAGGTTCTTATAACTAAAATAGGATCGGGAATTGTAAATGAATAAAAATTCAATGCTAGTAAAAACTTCAAGATACGTTATTGGTGGAGTATCCGAACGAGAGGAAGATAGGCTCGGTTGGTGGGAACGAAAAATTTTCGAAAAAGACCCAAATGATAAATTTATTGCGGTCACTGGAAGACATGTTCATAGAATTGATTTATTAGCCCATGATTTTTTGGGTGATAGTAAATTATGGTGGATTATAGCGCAATACAATTCATTAATTGATCCATACGAAGAGATGCAGGAGGGAAAATATTTAAGGATCCCCCCTCAAAGTGTTATTTCTCTACTCAATGGAAAAATTGGCGGAACTGCGTCCCAGCGGGAGTTAAATATGAATACAATTTACCCGATCGTATGAAACTACCAAATCCTTTAGATAAATTTATTTCACATAGTGTTCACTATGTGATGTTGGCTGCACCGTCAACAAGTGATTTAAATGTTTATAATGAAAACGTTGCTGATGGAAGTTCCCCAAGTCTGGATGCGATCGATAAAGCCAAATTTTTAGGAGATGTTGTATCTTTTAATGGGAGTAACACCTATCTAGTTTTAGACACCAGACGTTTTTCTCAATTTTTGGTCACAAATGTGAAATCAATGGTGATGCCCACTGGGATTACTAAAGATTTTAATGTGTCTCCAAATGGCATAACACAAGAATTCGAGTTTAGTGTCATAGATCCAATGGGTATTTTATTTTCCAATTTTTTACAATACTTAATGGATAATAAATTGCAAGTTTCCTTTGAAGGCATGGCGTGTTTATTCAGAGTGATTTTTGTTGGACATCTTGCGGATGGCACAACTGAAACGGTTTCGTCGGTTGCAATCCCATGTTTCTTCGATGTTATTAAATTAGAACTTGTAGATTCTCGTGGGATTTATGAATGTAAAATGCTACCACTTATTGGTGCAAATAATTCTACATCGCATAGAAAGTGGACTAATATCGGGACCGCTTCCAAATTTTTCACTGGCAAAAATGATAATACGCTCGGAGCAATCATAACATCTTTTGAATCTGCACTAAACAAACAATCTTCCCAAATTTACGATTCAATTAATAAAAACAATGAAGACGGAAAAATAGGAAGAAAAGTGGAATACATGATAACAATCCCAGAAAAGTGGGAGAGTTTCCAAATGACCGGCCCAAATCAGGGCCGAATTGAAGAGACGGACTTTGTGAAACTTGTAAAAAACAAAGAACAAGAACAAGTCGCCAGCGAGACAGAAAAAAAGAAAAAACAGGCAGAAAGCAGTGGGGCGAAAGAGACCAACATCGCAGTTGAACCGAATATGTCAATTCTACAAACCTTAGACATTATTTTTAGCCAATGCGTAGAAATGGCTAAAATAGCCAACTTTTCATCCCCCGATAAAACGGACAAAATTAGTTTTTATAAACACCTAGTTAATGTAACGAGTGACACAGACACATTTATGATTCACGTTGATGTGGTTGAATATGTTGTTCCAAATGTTAATAAAACTAAAAAAGAAGGTGGGTCTTCCGATCTTTTTTACACATCAACTAAAAATGGCATAACAACAACTATTCCAAAAAACGCAGTCGAATATGACTACACTTTCAGTGGAACAAATGTTGACGTTTTGGAAATGATTTTAAATTTCGAAAATTTAAATTATCTTTTAATGTCTCCAACTAAAATCGGAAGTGCCCAACTTAATAAAAAATCAACATCTGAAGGACAAACTCAAAAAAATCAACCCGGTTCAACAGACACCAGCACCAAATTAGCGAATGGTATTAGAAAAAATGACCCGGTTTTATTGAGTGATCGGACTTGGGCGGATGATAAAAATCATACCAACATTGCAAACAATATTAAAAATTCTGATGCAGACCCCCGTGAAATACATCAGCAATACATAAAGAATTTGGCGGCATTTTACTCAAGTGGTCAATCTCCAGAAGCATCGGTGTCCATTAGGGGTAATCCGTACTTACTAACGTCAACCTCATTAAGTTCATTAATGAAACATTATAAGTATTCAGCGGAAACGAAAAAACAATATAGAAAAGAATTCGAAGAAAGAATGTTGAAAATTCAGGGCTTGGACAACATGCCGAGAGATGAATCAAATTCAGGACAATTAACTGGTTCTAATTTTATTTCAGGCCCGATGTTTTTTAAAATAAACATCTATGGACCAAATCTGGATGTTTCCAAAAACATGTTAACTCACGAAGTGAATCCTGAAGTGGATTACTCAAGAATTTATTTCGATCAAAATTACTATTTTGTTAGTTCGATAGAATCAGAAATTGCGGATGGCATTTCGTTTAAGCATACCGTTCACCTAAATCCTTTTGGGGTGTATGGTGTTGATTTTAGGAGAGATGATGAGGAAAAATAACAAAGGTAATTTACTTGATGGGCTTGTTGTGGATAATGATGATCCACAACAAATGGGTAGGTTAAAAGTTTGGGTTCCATCATTAGATGGGGATGATTATAACATTGAAAATTTACCTTGGACTTTTTACCTGTCACCAATTGCCAGTCAAACGTTGGATTTTAAGGCAGCAGAAACCCAATCTCAAACTAATGGTTATAAATCTTATGGTTTTTGGGCCATTCCAAAAATTGGAACTATCGTAGTTATTGGTCTTTTGCATAATGATTCAAATTTAAGATTTTATATTGGCTCCATTTTTGGTGAACACGGAAATCGCTCATTACCAAATGGGCGAAATCGACCAGATATTACGCCGGGACCACTTTCGGATACATACGAACCCATTCAGCCAGCGATGGACAATTTAAAAATGCAGTTCCAAAACAACTTAACTGCATCAGAGGCTATAACTCGTGGGGTTTATGAACGTGCAGTAGCCCAAGACAAAACCTTAAAAGATGGTAGTGAAGGATATGACATTTCACCGTCCAACAAAGAAAAACTCGAACCCCAAACCTACTGTTTGGTCACTCCCGGATTACATTCTTTAGTTTTTCAAGATAATCCAAAGAATTGTAGAGTGAGAGTCAAAAGTGCGAGCGGCCACCAAATTATTTTGGACGATGCGAATGAACGAATTTACATTTCAACTGCGAGAGGCAATAATTATATTGAGTTGGATGGTGATGGAAGAATTCACATCTACGCCAATAATGATGTTAGTATGAATGTTGGGGGTGATTTGAACTTTAGTGCAACTGGAGATTTCAATGTTAACGCAAATAATGTTAATATTGCGGCTCGGGCAGATACTAAAATTTCATCATGCGGTTCTTTTCATGTTAATGCAGGATCTGAATTAAATTTAACTTCATCAAAAGATACAAATTTTAAAGTTGGTCAAAATTTTGTGCTGTCAAGTTCTAAAATGCTACTCAATGGTAGCTCAAAAGCTGCCGAAGCAGTATGTGCAGATTCGCCATCAGTAGTCCCAGCTCATGAACCTTGGGTTAGGCCAAATTCTAAAATCAAACGTAATAAAAATTGGAGAGCATAATGCTAAAAGGATTCACAACAAAACGTTTTAAAATGCAAAAAACATTTAGAATTTTTGACATTGATGTAATTTGTAATGATCTTCTAAATTATATAAAAACCATCAAGGGTGAGAGGCCCCACCTACCAAATTTTGGAACCAGAATTCCCTTACTCGCATTCAAGCCTATTGATTCTATGACTATTTCTATAATTGAGCAGGATTTAAAAGAAGCCATTACTTATGACGGTCGAGTTTCTATGCTAGATTTCGCAGTATTAAATGAACAAAATGGTTTAAAAGTTATAGTTGACTTGAAGGTTAACTATACTGGACAAACATTTAAGTTAGATTTCAGTTTCTAAAAAGCCGGCTAAAAGCCGGCTTTTTAATTTGCCAAAAATGGCATCGGGGCATCAAAATCTTGCCCAATTTGCATTGCCTCATCTGGGTCAATGTATTCATTAACCATGTTGAACGCATTTTCATCTGACCCAGAAATGTATGAAATTAGCCTCATAATACCAACTGTTGCCATAACGCAGTCATCAGTCATTCCTGGTTTAGCCGCATAACTCACCCCTTTGCTGGCAAAATGTTTAAGTTCGTTTAAAAGACTTGTTGATTTAACATCAATACCATCAACTCTCTCAACCATTCTTTTTAACATTAAACAAAACTGAGTTTTATTACCACTGGCAGTGTACACACCGTATTTCGTCGGGTGGTCACTAACCAACTCGGCTTGTTCGACAGGTTCCTCATCGGCCCAAAATAATGCAGAAATCGCCTCACCTACACTGTTCCGCTCAAAAGACCAAAAAACATTTGCAGAATGACTATTCAGTTTTCTTGTTAAAAATTTCAATAACCACTTTAATCTGCCATAGATTATCGGCGGTATCAATTCATTCATCCTAAGTTCTGCAACATGTCGCAACGACGGGAATTCAAAAACTTCTATTGCGGAAAAGTCCGCGCCACCACCAGAGGCCGGATCTAGAAAAACTAAATAAGTTTTACCCCGTCCACCAATTTCGTTCTCGGGTAGCCAAAATTTACATGAATTCATCGACCACAATGGTTCTTGACTCTTAATTTTAGAAAGCTTAATTGAATCGACTAATAAAGATTCTGAAGATAGGAATTCACACAAAACTTCTTGTCGGGTTTTCAACTCTCCTAAATTTTGTAACATTTCTTTGAAATATTCTGGACCACGTTCTGGATGTTCATTCCATTTAACTTCAAATGGCACAAAATTATTCAATCCAGAAATGGCACTTCGCCACAAATTTGCGTATAAATCATCATCACCATTTGGCGTTGATGTAATAATAAATTTACCCCCAGTTGATAATGCTGGTTGTAATGACGCCCACATTGCTTCTTGTATTCTTCTTGGTAAGAAAGCACATTCGTCAACTAAAAGAATAGATGGCGAATCACCCCGACCCGTATTTTCCGAAGTGGCCTCACACTTAATTACCGACCCATTAACAAATTCGATAGAAGTTCTGTTATAAAATTTGCAAGCAGATTTCAACCATGATGGCAATTCTTCATAAGCATACTTAATTCTTGACATAATTTCAGTAGCATGCTTCAAGTTTTTGGATGCAATAATGCACTTTTTTGCTTCTTGGAAAATTGCCATCCAAAGAATATACATAGCCGCACATGTGGTCTTACCTTGTTGGCGAGCAAACAGAGCAATAGTATTTTTATTATTATGTATTACATCAATAAATTTTTCTTGATACGGATATAATTTGAATGGCACGGGGCCACGAGTTGGATGTTGAATGGTAACATATGTTTTTAAAAAATAAACAGGGTCATTTTTACAACGTTTTAGTTCCGCCAAACGTTCCGGAGTATATTCGTCAGTGTCTTTATATCTTTTAATCTGTTTTGTTGCCATTTTACTAGGTTTTAACTTATTTACATCGCGGCCTTGACGCCGCGCGGCCGAGTGTGGTAAGATGTATCATCTTCCACGCAGCACCACGGAGACCACCATGCGAAAAATTTTCTACGGGTTAATGTTTGCCCCAGCAATAAGTTATGCTTTGAACCCACTTCCAGTTGAAGAAGTCGGGAGTCCACAGGAAGCAATTTTCTTAACTGGGTATGGTATGGGGATTCTCTCAACTGTAGAAAATTTAAAGTGTGACTCCAATGAGACTGCGTTGAAAATAATAAATGAGTCAAACATGGAAGTGCTGCAAGATCGGAAAAAGTACGGATATTCTCTATACCAATTTTTAAATTCTATAATAATTTCAAAAGTTAATTATCAAATAAGTATTAAAAAATGCTCCATAGTTAAAGACTCAAGAGAATATAGTTTTTCTACCGGGGCGATTCATCAGTTCTTGAAAAGTTCCAATCAAGAACAAGTTTTAATTGCACGAGGATACATCTTGAGCTTCCATGATGCAGTTCTATATCCAAATTGCTCAAATGCATCACCAATTGAATCACCAACAAAATTATTTGAAATTGCTAATAATTTCTTTTCTTTTGTTGAAAAAAGTGGAAATTCTGGAGCGCCCGCAAGTGAAACGCTGCCAATTCTTTTCCAGAAAATGAAAATTAAATATGAATGTGTTTAAGGAGAAAAAATGAAAAAACTTAACATTGACAACCCATCCGAAATTCTGCAGAAGGCGTTCGATGATGTTTGTACTAAGTCTAAACAAGTTGGACTTAGTATAATGTTTATTCAAGAATGGGATACCCCAGCACTTGGGTTCCTAGGAGTTGCGGCTGCAGAAGATACAGTTGCATATACCACAATCTTTACCGATCTTGATCCGAACAGCACCACTTGCTATGTCTACTTTGACGGCAGATATGCTTATACGGTCTATCAACCCAATCAGCAATTTGTTGATGATGTCGCCAAGTATAAAGTCGGTTCAGTTCTTTACCGAAGTGACTATGAAACAATTAATGAAGTAACAGAAGAACAAGACGGTTCCGACCCGGTTCAATAAAAAACCCGCCATTTGGCGGGTTTTTTATTTTTCGAAACTATCTGCGGCAATTTTTACAAATCGGCCAACAATAGAAACTATTTTTGGAACTAATGATAACACTGATTTAATTTTATTGGGCATTGCGACATCATCGCCAATTGAATCTACTAAATCAAATACATCACTAATATCTTTCAGCATTTTGTCGAAAGCAGTTTCTTTCTCCATCGACTCCATGATTAATGTTTCTAGAAGAAACATTAATAACATATAGCCTAAAGTAACCTTTATAGCTGTTGTTACCAAACATTCTTTCTACAACTTCGTCATCAAATTCCCCCAATAGGCTCCCCAGATACAGTTTCAATGAACCGCTTCATTTTCTTTTGGTAAAACTCAGGGATGTTAGAAATTAAGCTTCGACTTTCGGACGCAAGAAAATTAATATCATTACCTTTATCCCAAATTTTACCTCGCCCGGGTCCAACATTTTTTATTAAATTCTTCAGTATCGTAGTAAATCTCCCTCATGTTATAGACATTTTTCATAAAATGCTTCACCATGTCGAGATACTTACCTTCTAAAAGCAATCCTTCGTCAATTATTTGCTTCTCTACTAAGCAAAATTGCTTAAATGTGATCATTTTTTGCCTTTAGATGGATTGTGGCCCCAAATTTTTAAAGAAAGAAGTTTTCTAGTTGGATTCCCCTTAGTATCATATAATGGCCCATCATTGCCTTTCATTCGTGAAATAAAGCTAATTTGCTTACCGCACCATCTCCACATTTCAGGAGTCCATTGTGACACTGGGGTCTGTTTCATTTTGATAATCCAATTCGCGGATTGCACACCACTTGAAATACCTTGTTTTCTAGCTTCTTTTGGTTTTAATCCAGGATACTTAGATGCAGTTTTGCGACCGGCAGACATTTGTGAATCTTTAAATGATGACAATTCGGATGGAGTCATGTTTACTAGACTTCTCCATTTATTGTATTTTTCTCGCTGTTGGTCAGACAACCCACCTTCACTCAAAAATTCTTCATTCAGCTTCGACATTGATACATGTTGACCATGAAACGCATCGTGCAAAACTTTCAAATCTCTGGCGCGGCCAGATGCAATTGTCGTTTGTTTGATTAACTCGACCGCTTCATCGTAGGTAGCCCATTTGATTGATTGTGTTTCCCAACCAAATTGGTCTGGAGACCCAACCGGCTGCATAATAAAAAATACTGTTGATGAAGTTGACCCACCATATGTTTCTGGGATTAGATGTGTAATTTTTGCGTGATACCCAGTTTCTTCATAAACTTCTCGCAAAGCTACGGTTTCTGGGTCTTCACCTTCATCAACGCGGCCCTTAGCAAAAGTCCATACATATCCACCAAAATGATTTGTTGGTTCACGTAACAATACCTTGCCATCATGAATCAACACCCCACCATACGCATCCGCTTCAGGAATTTGTTCAGATTCAGTAATCTTTTTTACATCTGGAGTTTCTTCAGTGGGATCTTCATCAGAAAAATCAATAATGTCACTAACAATAGACATGAATAACTGCATACCAGCTTCATCTTTATTGTCCTTTAAATGTTTCAACAAATCGTAGCACTGTTGGATTAACTCAGTATCCGCTTCGTTCTCATCAGTAGATTCAACAATTCCAGCTTTAAATAATTTCCCCTTGCCATAATTTTCTGCTTGCTTTTCGATCATCTTATGCAAAGATTTCATAGCTCGAAGAATTTGCTCATGGGTGTATGGAACTTTCGGAAATGCTTTCAATTCTTTAAAACGATTTGTATCACCGTCTTCAAAATCATAAGGGGCATCATTTGAAAGTGGGATAGATCCGTCTTTTTTTAGCTGGATATGTTTAGTTCTAAATGCAATTTTATCTAATTTCATGATACCAACCTATCAATTTTATATTTGGTTTTATTAATCAATCCAACTATTTCATCAAATTTATTCTTCAACGATGGCTCAGAGACAAATAAGTGAGCACTGTCTATCATCACACTTCTAACAGTTTCAATAAATTCGGAAGGTTGCTTCGACATTTGGTATGACTCAGTATCTGCGGACGCGAAATCCATAGTTTCGACACTACCGAGCATCATTTCGGCCAAATCGTCAATCATTTCTTCTAAACCATCATATAATTCCCCCATCGCCATATGAACGGAAAATTTATATGTTGCCCAATGTAGAATTTGTGCAGTATCTCTAGTAAACATCAAAAACTTAATAACATCCATATAGGAATTAAGTTTAATACTATGTTTTTTATCTTCACAGTCACTGTCAAAAACTGACGGAGGTGATGTAGGTATTGATGGCATATAAGGGGTAGTAAACTCAATGTGGTCCATTTTGTTTTACCTGTGATTGTAATTGAGCTTCTTCAGCTTCAAATTGCCTCAATACTGACACTGTAATGGCTTTCAACTGTTTAAAACCAGTCAAAACACGCATGCGAATTTTCATTTTTTCGGCATCATCGAAATGAGTGGTGGTTTCACCAGTTTCGTTGTTTACATGTTGCGTCTCTTTTTGGGTGTTTACATGACGTAACAACTTCTGCCCAGCCAAATACATTTTATTCAAATGAAGCAATTTTTCTGATAATGTCATGTCATCAAATTTCTTTGACTGCCCAGTCGAGCTTTTCACATCTTGCGCAACGGCATTTGGGTCAATTTTGACCTTATTGGTAAAGTCCACTTCTAAAAGAGACTTTAATGTAGAAAAACTCATTTTGCGCCCTTTTCTGCCAGACTTTGAGTGGTTAATACTCTAACACCAATGTTAGCCAGCGCGACAATTGCGGTTAACGCACCAGGGGGGACCACGCCCGATAAAACGGCACCATAATCAACAATTAAAGTCAACACGTTGAGCCAAACAGTCTTAGACTTGACTGCACCTTTTAACATAGCAATTTGATTTTCATTCATTTTTAATCTCCATTTTAAAGTATTTACAGGTCTTCATCTATTAACAGAAACTGCTTAAAACTAATTTTTTCTTCGCCCAAATTGGTCATTCTTTTAAAGATCGTCATTAAAATCCCATATTTCCCTTTGATGATCCCATATTCGTCAATAACGATTTTTTTTGCTTTATCCCATTTTTTCTCTAGTTCATCTACAGGGACATCATGCTTTTTAGATAACGCAAATAGCATTTTGTTCGGCATAGTTTATCCTTGTTCCTTATCAATCATCTTCAAAATGTCTTCTTGCGACGCAACAATCACATTATTTGTGGTTTTATTTTGCGCCGCTGCGGGATTAAACATTCCAATTTTTTTACGATCAGTTTTTATTTTCGCCTTAGCCGTCGCTGCATTTAATGCGATGTTTAAAAAATTGGCAGCCACTTCCGCATTTCTGGCAGCAAATTTCGGATCGATAATTTCGACCATTGCAGTCTGCTGATTATACGCATCGATAGCCATTTCATACACTGCATCTATTTTTTTGTCATTTTCAATATCCTCTGGATCTTTTTCTGGCTGATTTGTTTTTTCAGGTTCGACCAATGCTGCTGGAACCTGAGCATAACCATCCATAAAATCCCCAGTAGAATCTTCTACATTGAATAATTCGTCCAATGGGTTTTTAAAAATTTGCTGTTTCATTTTCATTTCCTAACAATTTTTTTGGGCATTAATGTGCGTTCTGTAATAATTCTAAATGTTAGTCCATTATTTTTACAGAAATTAGCCGCAGAAAGCCATTTAGCTTTATTTACAGCAATGTCCTGCCGTTGCTCCGGGGTAGAATTTGGGCGTTCCACTGTTTCATTGTATGGTTTGATTTCCACCAGCTCTTTTTTAATTTCACCAGCAGAATCCCTATAAATGACTAAACAATCTGGACTATAAGTATGAACCTTACTATCTAAGGGTGAAACATATTTAATTTTGATTGTCTCACTCGACCATTTCAACACCGAAGGTGTTGAATCTAGCCACGCGAAAAACTTGAATTCCCACGAACTTCTACCAAAAATTTTAGTTGGATCACCAATATACTTTTCAGGGTGTTTTGGATTAAACCTGCCGCGCATCCCAGATTTATTTTTAGCCATGAGACACCCCATCAATTATTTTAAACAAAGTTTCAACATGGTAGCCATGCCGTTCTGGATCTAAATCTAAAAATGACTTCTTACTAAGATTCAAATACTTTAATACATTTTTTATAAGTTTAGCTTCCTTATCAATCAAATCAACATCTTTCAACATCAATAGTAGTGCAACTACGCCCTCTTTAATGTAAGTTGAGCATGACGGTTGATGAATGCGACCATTCTTCAGGGTTGAAATTAAACGTACTACATCTGTATTAGTCCCCAATTCATTTTTCTCAATACACGATTGAATGTCGTGAGCTAAATCAATTGCTGCAGTGTCAACTTGCGATGGATCATATTTTTCATGATGTTCAAAGACTTTATCATGATAATGTAAGACTTTTGTATCCCAAATGAAAAGCACTGTGGTTGGGCCTGAATACTCTATTGTTGGTATTGCAGAAATCTCAATATCAATTGAGTGTGGTAGAATAAACTCACGTTCCTCATCGCCAAAATTACCACCAACTTCATCACATACCTTCAAAAATTTCTCAACTCCCTCAAAACACAATAAATGTTTATAAGAATAAACCGAGGCGTCATGATTTAATTTCTTAATCATGTCCATAGCCATTTGGCACTTTCTCAACATAAATGATTTACAGAAGCCCCCCGCAATGTCAAAATCTACGCTGGTTGATGTGAAACTTGGTGAATGTAATCGTAATGGAGCGTCAAGAGATACACCATGAACCTGTTTAATTCTGAAAATATCAACAGAAATGCCAGAAAATAAATGTGGTGGTTTTTTATGACTAATTGAATGCGCAGCATTTTGTAAATTATTAATGTCTTCAATTTTTTGATGACTTAATCCAGAACTAAATTTGTGCCCGGCTGCAACATCGCGCATCGACAGATTGGTATCAGAGGATGCGTATGTATATCTTCCAATAGATTTTTTTACATGCTCGTCTAACTCTGGAACTTGTGCATCGTCACCAATATCGGAATTTTTATTCATCTTTCCAACAACATCTTGATAAGCTTCTTTTAAAAATTGTAATTTCATAATTTAAATCCAAAAATATCGTCTCCGGGAGTTGATGAATCGGAGATTAAGTTGTTTAAAAATTGCGGCTGGCGAGCCGAACCAGATGGTCGATTTATAATCTTGAATTGATTTTCGATCTGTCCAATAATTTTTCTAGCTTCTGGTGGGACTTGTGACATACCATATCTTTTGGCTTCCGAAATAACAGTTCTTTGCACATCCGCAACACCCACATCTGGCGAATTCAAATTCAAATTTTTATTTGTTGATAATCCAGGCACGAATGAAGATGCTAAAAAACCTCCCGACGATGGCGGTTCTATGTTTTCGATGAACGAATCTAAACTTGATTGAACATTTACATTTTTAGAAGCCGATCCACCAAACCCACCAAGACTGTTATTTCCATTAATGGAGAAATCCGAACGAACTTCACCAACATTTGGCATTGGGTTTCTTGGAGTTTGGAGACCCTCCGTATTAGGAATTACTATAGCATCGAAAGAAAATTTCAATGTCACTTCACAGGTATTAGATGAATCTTCAGCAGACAATTCATTCAATTCTATTGATGAAATAGTTGGATTTACATACAAGTAAGAAATTTGTCGAGCATTTAAATCCCCAGATGGGACAATGTAGGTTTGGGTAACTTTAATTACCTGAAAAATTTGCCCATTGTCAGTATTAACGACCCCACGGTGCGACAAATCCGAAGTATCAAAAGTATCCCCCGAAAATGACATCCCATGACCTTCCAACATACTTAAACTGCCAGTGGACAAATCTGAAGACATAGTGTTGGAACGTCTTGTTATTGGGTGAAATAATGATAACACAAACCTAAAAAAGTCAATTACTGAATTAGAAGAATCGTCATAAAAAGTAATTGAAACATCTTCATATTTCGACCCTTTTACAACTTTCGTCTTAAAATTGTATTGATTTATGTCCTCAAATTCAAATGACAACTTAGGACGATCGACAGTTTTTGCATTGAAAGACATGTTTCTGGCCCAAAACTCATTTGCCAATTCTGAAAACTCTGGCTTCAACATAAAATCCACATAAAACATGAATTTTAGTTTTGGCCTAAATTGCGAATTAGCCAATCCATACGCATATGAAACAGAATGCCATCCGTCTACAGCATCATTAGCAGACACGTTTTTAGAAGATTGTGATATGAAATCTGTTGGTGTGTTTATTGATGAAAAATCGTCAATCGAATTTTCCTGCACAACAGATTTTTCAAAATCTAAAATTTGTGAAACTGCATCCTCATCTGAAACAAATCCGACATCAGCCAATTCAAATAGTTCGTTATTTATTGATTGAATTACATCATCTTCATTTGGGAATTCAGTTGGATAAGGGACTATCCCCAAATCAAATAAATCATCTTCTATTGCCATAATTCACATTTTAATCTATTTAAACAAAAAAGGCCGGGAAAAACCCGGCCTCAAAATTGTAGTTTTTATTTTTTAAATTAACGTCCAGCAGAACCGAAGCCACCAATAGCAGCACCATAATCGTTGAACAAGTTTACAGTGTAAGCATGATCGAAACGAATTGATAATTGAACTTTCACCGCTTCAGCACTTGAATAATCTAATTCACCAAAATCGGCAGATTTAATCCAAGCCCCCTCAACCACCCACATTTCAACAACACCTTCATCACCATCTAATTGCTTCAAAGTCATTGCGAACTTGTAATCAGAACCAGTGGCAGCAGTGTTGAAATACCGGCCATCAAAACCTAAACTATTACCAACTAAACGCTGCGTAGTTTCCAATTGAGCCTTTAGTGTATCTGAAGCTAGACCATTGATGTCATCTTCAAAAGTTAAGCTCATTGGCTGCCATTCATGCTTCCCCGCAACATATGCAGTTGAATTGTAGCGATGAATTGCTACTTCACCAAATTCTAAATTTGGTCGCTGGACATTTGTTGTTTGAACAGTGATGTCTCTACCATCAATAAATCCGGCTGCGCGGCCAATACCTTGAAATGTTACAATCCACTTATTCTGGTGTTTAGGATGTAAATATACACCAGCGTAACCAGCCACGCCTGCATCAGCTAAAGTAGCCATTGCTTTCTCCTTATGTTCAATAAGTATTTATTAAAAATTCAATTTATTAAATTTGGGGAGTATTTCTCCCCAAATTAATTAAAGAGAAGTGCCAGTGTTTACCACACGAATTGGGATGTGAATGAATTCCGCATCCTTTTTAGGTTTAATACCAACATTCAGATACATTTCATTACGTTCAAGTCTGTCGGCAGTATTATTTGTAGAATCGCATACTGTTGCGTAATCATACAGCGCACGTTTAGACATGTAATCCGCCAGAATACTATCTGCGTTGCTCTTTAATGCATCGCGCGTAATTTGATCATTTGGTTTGAACAGGAATGGGAATGACCCTTTACGAAGTTTACGCTTCATGTCGCAAATTAAACGAACTGTAGAAACTCTATCTAATGCAGATGCAGCAGAAGCAGACGTTTTCTGCCCCATGATTTTAAATCCACGTCCAGGAATGAACTGAATTGGGTTAATATTTTTGTCGTATTCATACAGAATGTCCATACGACCACGATTGATTTCGACCTCGACAAACTTTGCAGATTCGCCAATTTTGCCAGTGACATACCCAATTTTAGTAACGCCAACCACATCTCCATTACCTTCGCCGGCTGGTGCCATCCATAGGTATGAAATGTTGTCAGAATTTGCAATAGTTCTGATCGCAACGGCCGATGGTGGAACTAATACATCCACTCCATCAATATTGCTAACAATACACCATGGATAGTAATATGCATTGTATTCTGAACGAACTCTCTCGGTAGACATCGCCCAAGTTGCCGCCTGTTCTGGCGATTTATTAACTGGAACGTCATTTACACCAAAAGCTTCGTAATCAATGTTGATGTCGGTCAACAGACGCTGAATTTCATCGGCGACTTCTGGATATCCAGGGCAACTCACTAAATTAAATTCAAAATATGGTGATCGAATGTCTTGATTGGAATTAATCACCGCTTGTAATGCTGTAACAATCTTAACTCTACGTTGAGCATCGGTTTCACCAAGTGGATTTGGAACAGTAACTTCTGATGCTGTAATAGTAAATGAATCACCTGCAACAAAATCAGTAGTTCCAGCAACCACAGTAAAAACAATCTTGTTGTTGTCAAATGGGACTCCAATAGTTCCAGCAACACCAGAAACGCCAGAATTAGTTCCAACTACTTCAAATGCGGTGTCTGAAATCATCGTCACAGTGAACACTTCGCCAGAAGTCAACAGAGCATCGACACTCAAGCCTTCAATAGTTCCAGAACCAACATTTGCTGGGTTTGCAACTGCGGTGTAACCAACTTGGAACGTGAACACATCGCCCGCAACGAAATCTATACCATCAGCAACAACTTTCAGATCGATTAACGAGTTCTTAAAAGTTTTTCCAACCTGCCCACGACCATTACCACCAACAATAAAATTGGCAGTATCAGAAGACAGAACTTCATTTGCAATAAACCCAAATTGTTCCGACCTTACTATGTATTGTGGGACTTCAGAATCACTAACAATAAACTCAATAGTGAAAGTTTGTGGTTTGACTAAGTTGGACTTAACTACCACGTTTGAAAGATACCCCTCTCCCTCACCAAAGAACGTTGCAGTGGTCGGAATAATTGATGGAACCCCTAATGACATGAAAGTTTCACCAGCTTCTGAATCATCCAAATCAATATCAGCACGCAAAACATAAGCACGGCCGCCAACCTCTAGAAAATGATTCAAAGCAAGCAAACCATATTCATTTCTTGAATCGCCATGAAGTTGAGAACCATCAGAAGCTGTTCTGAAAGACGGAACTCCATACAATTCTAAAGATTGTTCAATACCTGTTACAACACGAACGACACCGGATTCGGTAGTTCCAACCGCAGTGTTATTAGTTAAATTGGTTTTTGAACCTTTTGTGGCGATAATATACAGTGGAACAGTTGAAGCTGTTCCAGGAGTGTAGTATGACTGATTATCAACAGTTACTGACACACCAGCAGAAACGCGAGTAGCCATTTTTACCTCTTAATTTAAAAACTATCATTTGTATTTAAGAAATTTCATTTTTCGGAGCTTTTTTGATTTAAAAAGTCCTCTTGTGAAATACTAACCGTCCCCAGAGATTTACTTCCAAATGGGACAATATTCCCGTCAGAATCCACTTCCATGGTCCTAACGGTTCCATCGGCAATGTCGATGGTAATCTTTCTAACTAAATCATCTCTAACACCAATTGGAATACTTAACCAAATTGGCATTTTAAATACCAATGTCCAAATAATCGTTCTACCTTTATCCGCAATAGGATAGTTTTCCTCATTTGAAATTGAAATCAACTCAACAGAAGACAACATAGTCCAATCTAATGGACTGTCGTGCTTCTGAATTTGTAAATCGGGGTTGAATAAAACTAAAACTTGCTCTAAAATTTGATACATTTGGTCAACATTTGAAGTCATGATGCTTAATTCGACTTCCATGTTATAGGGAACTGGCATGGCGCGTTTCAAAGTGGTTAAATCATCAGGAAATACCCCACCAACAGGCATAGTTACCCGTTGGTCGATAAGTGCCGGCGCTTTCCTACGTTCTGGCGCCAACTCTAAATTAACCATGTATGCCGACAATGCTGGTAGAGACATAATTCGATTTTGTGTATTACCAGACATAATCGCAGATACCACCCGGTCCCTAAATCCCATAATACATGGGACTGATACCATCTCTTCATCACATTCGCCCCTCCCAGTTTTTATTTGAATCCCAGAAAAAATAGTCATAAACTGTCTAAGATATGACCGTATTTGGTTATCATAAAAATAGTGATGAATCATTTGTCATCCTTTGGTAATTGTCTAATTCCATTTTTTAATGGAACTGTCCTATTGAACATTTCAGCGTGTGAAGGCTTATGCGAAGAATTTTCCCTACGGCGATCAGTCTCCATATAAATCCATTTACCCTTAGCTAAACTAAACTTATAAAGACGTGGTGAAATGTTTAACTTGGGGTCATAATACAATCTAAAATAATCCCCATCTTTTGCAGAGGACACCTCTGGAAGTTTGTATCCTTCCATGTACGGTAGTCCATCTGGAGGAATACCATCTTCCACGTAATTACTAGCACCATCATACTTATTAACCGATGGTATGTGGGGACTAACCCCAGACGCAAGTTCTGTTATATTGGCGCCCTTTTCTGGGAGTGCATCTTGTGCTTCAGCTTCATTTATTTTATTACTGACTAATGGTTGGGTTTGAATTTGATTTTTAGTCCCAGCAAAAAAATCTGAATCGTCAATAGCATACAGTTGAGTATCAATCGTTCCTAATAAGTCTCGATGCTCCGTAGAAGGCATAAAAGGCGTGGCTTGAAACTTAAAGATAATTGGCCGCCATGAAGTAGTTCGACCATCTGCGGCCCACCCAGTATCAACCACCTCCAAAAATTTACGAACTGGTTTTAAATTGTGGTCAAATTGCATTTCTGAAGGGACTTCAACGATGTCACCAACCACAATAGGCCGTCCGATAGCTTTCACCATCCCCGCAAAAGTTGTAGTGAAGTTAAATGTATCACCCATATCAAAACCAAATTTATTGAAATTTGTGACCGTATCAAATGCGGTATATGCTGCTTTTAGATCCACAGCGGTCTTTGAATAGTCCCGGTCTCTATTCTCCATAAACAAATTGTCTTGAATATCATCAATTCTTGTTAATTCAAAATCATACAATTCTAATTCTGAGACTTCCCACGGCTGATTACTACCAACCCCAATAAAAGACGTTGGAACAATCCGCCAATACCTACTAGGTTTAGCTTTATTAAACCTTATCGTATTAGAATTTGATAAGTTCGGTAAATTGACAACATCAACTCTAACCCATTCCATTTCGATACCAATCGAAAACATGTCGCCGGGGCTAAAAGGTATTGTCGAACTCTCTAAATTGAATGCACACAAATCACAAACGAACCGACTTCCAACTTTCGCAATACCAATAGTCTTAGTTTTTTGTCCTTGGAAAAAAACTTGAAATGTATTCGCATCTGAGGCAATCAACATTAAAATACCGGCCTCCGGCTTAACACCTATTAAAAGATTTGAAATTTTACCATTGCCAGAGCCGCTAAAATGGACTTTAGAGGCATCGGTTTTGAAGTTGCCATCCGAACGCTCAATTCTTATTTGCGAGGCTCTACGGGTGCTTTCAGGCTGTGTAATCCGCATTGCCGAAATAGATTGTAAGTTCGGTTGTGGATTTTCATACGCGGTCATACCATAAGAAGTTTTCTTAAAACCAAAATCGTAACCAATCCAACTAGGCGTAGTCAAAACTGACATACCGCGTTCCCTAGAAATCCATGTTGAAATCGAATCAGAAAACACATTTTCTGAATTGTTCATCGCCATGCCATCTCCAACCACATCGACTAGCTTACCCTGTTCGTGTACGCCTAATAATTTGAAAACGTGTAAAGTGGCACCAGAAATTTCTAAATTTTCAAACGCATAGTTTTCCTGAACAGTATCACAATTCGGATCGGCAATGTATAAATCACCCGCACAAAGTTCTGGTGGGGTGTACGGTTTCAATCCATCATCAGTTTGATGGATTGAACCAGTATTTGGGCAGGTAGTTTCTGACATAATTAACCCATTAAGAAAGAAATGTTTCCAACTTCGGCAGAAGAGTGTTCCCAATCGAGAAGAGCTTGTTTCCATTCCGTAAAATCTGTTCTGGCTTCAGTAAGTAAAGTCTCACCATTCAAAGTAATATTTCCAGATGGTCCCGGTGTGCCGCTGGTGTACTTACTACGGATTAGTCCAAGCATTTCCTTACATTCAGCAATCGCCCATCCCTGAATAAATTGTTTTGCAAATCTATCTAGCATAATCTCTTGCTCAGTTTTTTCCATAAAAACTTCAATTACCACTTTTTCATTCTGGGCTACCCTACGAGTAACATGCATCTCTCGACGAGCTTCACTCCAAGTGTAAATGTATTCTCCAGCGAAGATACGATGCATTTCTTCTTGCAAATTAGACATCAAATGAATTGATAATAAATCCACATATGATGTTGAATAATAAAATGACGCAAATGATTGTAGATAGACATTGGCATCCCAAGTGGAAGAGGTCGCGGTAAATCCTAACGTGTTTAATCTATAAATCTTAACTACATTAACAATCCTATCAGTTCCATCCATAGGACTATTCAAGAAATAAACTTGTTGGTTTTTGAATAGGGAATACAATAAAAATCTACGTTCATACGCATTAGAACATAATTGACGATAAGTATCTAACGCATTATCAATTGATAAATTAAAATGCTCTTCGGTTAATTCAACACATTGTGTCGGCCAACCCAATTGTAACTTCAGAACTTTAATCAAACGTTGTCTGTCATCATATGAACCATCCGTTCCAATAGAAACTTTATCCGATAGTGGAGCGCCTTCCTGATCTGTATTGGCATGAATCCACTTAGACCCATCCCAAACATTAAGCTGTTTTTGTTTAGAATTATAAAACAATAATCCAAGATATGGCTCAACCATGTCTTCTGGTTCTACCGCAAACGGAGTGGAAAACATTGGTATCATTCCACCATCAACGACTAATAGTGCAGATCCCAGAACCGCATAATTCCATTGCTGACCATTGTAAAATTCTAATCTGCCCGTAACATAAGAATAGAAAAATTCCCCAGCAACTGCATCCGCAGGATACTGTATTCCACTACTAACTTTCACAAATGGAACAAATGAAGACCCAAGGTTTACTTGGCAGTTTGATGGGGAAGCTTCAACAAACTTTTTACCATTAAAAGCTTTTATTTTATTGCCATCAAGCAGGTAACATTGTCCAGAAACTCCAGGATTAACCTCACCAGATAAAATAGTATCCATTCTGGTAGGAATCCAAATCTGCTTATTGTGTTCCCAATACTGAACTAATTCTAAATTTTTATCATAATAAACAAAACCTATTGCCGGGTTTGTTGGTGGAGACGGCAATGAAGGAATATTACCAACATATACACCAGAAGCTTTCTCTAATCTAGATGCTTCCAACGGATATGACTGAATTCCAAATGGATAATATTGTAAAACATTAGAAATACCATGGACCGAAGCATAATACACTTGTGACGGAGACAACCCAGTAACTTCTATGTTAAAACTGTTCTTATTATTTGCGTCAACCCCAGGTGACGGTATATTCAAAGTCTTAGAATAAAAAGCAACAACTTGTGCGCCTTCAATTGTAGATGCGAGTTCATCTCCAAAAATAGTCGAGGCGGTATATTTCATACCATCTTCTGGATGATTATCATTAACAATTGGCGATGTTGAAACTAGAACAATAATACCGTCTACAACCGAAAAAGTATTTGGGTGAGAAATTTGTAGCTGCATGCTAGTTTCCGAAGTCCTAGCCGCAATAATTGAAATTTGGCGCGATTCGACCCAAAGATCATGAGTTGTCACTTGATTTAATCCAGTAGACATCAATACTCCGAAAAATAGTATTTAGAATGTTTTTTACAAATGAAAAAGAGGCCATACGGCCTCTTTTTAAGAACGAATCTTCTTGATAATTTTTTGAAGTTCTGAATACTCAGACCTAACTGTTGTTAAAATTGATTTTGTATCGGATATTGCAAAAACTGCGGATACCAAACTCCCAAGCCATCCGGAAATTAAAGTTATCACCGTTTCAACTGGATTTTGTAACGCATTTTCTGCCCAATAACAAAACAGCCTGACTATTTTTAAGATTATGATTTTGTGTAAATGCTTACGACTTAAATTTACCCCCGCACCCAATGAGATACCAGCTTTACTAAGTTCAAGACGAATCGCAACTGCCAATTTATTCGGCAATTTAACCAAAATTTCATTAACCTTGGCTTCTTCAGATTTTAAAATTTCAGATAGCATCTCGTCATTAAGTCCCATCTTATTACCAGAACCTGCTTTAGATAACTGCACAAAAATTTGTTTTATTTCAGTAACTAATGCACCAAATCCGATAAGACCGGCAGCAAAATCCTCAACTAAAGTATAATCAACTGTATCTAAGTGGCGTAATGCAACCTCAGGGTTAATGTATAAACGAGTAACATTTTTAATTTTCATTTTTATTCACCAATTGAAACTTTAAATTCTCCGGTATCCACTAACTCAATACATCTGTCAATGGTTTCCCTTCTGGTGCAGTTCTTTTTCAAGAAAATTCCCAATAAATCTGCGGAACGTTGTGTTGCCGGGGCCAATACATTCTTATTATCTACAATGTCAACAATTGCCGAATTCAATTCGTAAATGTACTGCTCAATCCAGTCTTTACAGGTATGCAAATTTTCAATTTTACAAATTTCCTCATCCCCAAGTTTATTCTCCAGGAGAACCAGCCAATCCAACACTGAATAATTAACTTTTGTAAGATTGCCCAATACCCTAGATAGTCCGGCCATCTCCTTAATCATTCCACCATGCATATCTTCATGGGCAGAATACACGCCATCAAAATATTCAGTAAAAATCATTTCCGCATTTTCAATTGACGAACCATCATTTACTGCGAAATCGGACCAATCGAAAATTTCACAAACAGTTGGGAAATGAGCGAATAAATACACCATTTTTCTCGAAACGTCTGATCCATTTCTGTGGAAGCTATTAGCAAATAATTTGAAATTTTTGGCATTCTCAGTTTTAACATTAATTATACCACGAGTTATGTAAGTGGTAAAATCTGACAACAATGAATCCATGTTACTATCACCATCATCGTCAATCGTCATGTGCTCAAACATGTTTTCCATGAAAGTATGCATGTAATTGACAAACATCGTGCTCTTAGACCACCATTGTTGGAATTTTTTACTATTTACTAATCCCCTTAAAATACCATTATAAAATCCCGTTGAATAATCATAATCCATTTCTGAGTCTTTAAAACCATCCAAATGAATTAGTTCATAAAAGAACCTACTGACCTCTTCTTCATCATCAAAATTGGTATCATCTTCTAAAGTATCCAGCGCATTTTGGAACCTACCCGTTAATTGATTTACTGTGAATTCAAAATCATGCTGATTTAATGCTTCGATGTATCGAACAATTTTATTGATGAACTGTTCTTTACTATCCTCATCAAGAATTTCATGGTATTCACTCAGCAAGTCTTTAAACATCTCACCATCAACTTTTACATCCCCAATTGTTTTAAGTGCTTCATCATCAACATATGTATCTTTATGTTGTACATAGAAACCACTCTCAATCTTAAACATGGAGCCAACTATTTCATTCGCTTTTTGTAAAAAACCAGCAGGAGGGTTTCCATAAACTCTATTTTCTGAAATCAATGTAGTCTTTATCCCACCCATCTTAGTATGAGGTTTAAATGTAACTCTTGCAACTGCATCATGATCAATATCACCACCCGATGGAACAAGATATGCGATATGAACATGTTGATGAATGTCATGCCCAATATGCGCTGCTGCATTATCTGGTTCATACCCATACTTATCGCCATGATCGTCATCCCCCTGCTCAATCTCATCAGCTTTGTCTTTTAAATTCGCACACGATGTCCAGCCTCGTCCAGTAGAAGCACCATAAATGTCAATAGGATGACCAGTCACAATAATGTCAAAGTTTTCGCCTTTACCCGATCTAAATGGATCAACTGTAAATCTATGAATTAAATCAGGCGATGCACCGTTCATCCTTAATAACTTACCAATAGAAAAAGTAACAGGTTTAATTTTTTCAACACCATCAGCATTTTTAAACTTCTTACCAATTACAATTAATCCTTTTTTATAATCTTCCTGAACATGCGTTTTTGCCAAAATTACATGTGCCTCCTGCTTGGCTCTAATGGTGTCTAAAATTGGACCCGCATGATTTATAGTAAAATCGTCAGTATTGATTAACTCTCTAACTTCTTTTTGCGTAGTAACCGCCCCAGGAACTTTATCCACTAATTCAGCAATTTCTTTGAATACCCTAATTGAATAATCCGTTGGTTTAGCAACCACCCCAGTCAATGCATTTTTAAACCTTACTTGATATTCGCGCTTTTCTCCACCTTTAGCAAACATCGCTTGTGCTTCTGGGTGCTGATCCAAAAATAAATCTCTCATTCGTTTCCACTTATCAGAAAGCACCAAATCCTTATGTAATTCAGGATTTCTTGTGTCCTGAATTGCATCAGGCCCATCATGAGAAATTCTAACAGCGTCTTGTTCTTGATGTGGCGCCAGCGCCTCTAAAATTTGTAATAAATTCATTTTTGATAGATGTTTTACCTATTTAGAAAAACAAAAACCCGCCTAAAAGGCGGGTTTTTACTTTGTTGTTACCACTCAGACAATATCATATGACTTGACTTTGTTGGAATTTTCAACCCTAACCAAATCAATAGTCAAAATACCATCATTTAAAGATGCGGATTTAGTAACCACGTTGCCATCAACCACTTCTGAAATTCCAACTTTCATGTCAGCAGGCAACTTCCACTTCAACTCAAAGCTGCGAGACGCTAGACCCTTGAACAAATAGGTAATGTCTGAAGTCTCATTCTTGCTTCCACTAACAATTAGAACAGAATCAATTTCCTTAATCGACAAATCAGATTTTTTAAATCCCGAAACTGAAATTTGAATCTGAATATGGTCATCAGAAATCTGAACTACATTGTGTGGCGGGTAATTGTAGCCGGACACCTTAATAAATTCAGATCCCATCATACTCGATGCCAGCAAATCCAGCATGTCGAAAGGGCTAGTATTATTAATTCTACGGTTCATATTTTTCTCCTTAAAATAAGCTAGAAATAAAATAGGGCACATAAAATGTCACCCCGGATGATCACAGATTATCTGCGAATTTTTAATTACTTTTTGTTGTGGTGCTGATGGCGGGATTCAAACTCGCGGCCTCTCCCGTACCAAGGGAGTGCTCTATCAACTGAGCTACATCAGCATTAAAATTATTTTTGGTGCGACAGGAGAGATTCGAACTCTCAATCCTCAAGGGCAATAGCTTCTAAGACTATCGTGTATTCCATTCCACCACTATCGCAAATTATGGCACCCCGGGAAGGTCTCGAACCTTCACAATCAAGTGCATTTTATTTTTTTACTCTTTTCAACATCCCACGAACCCAACCATTTTGTAAAAACTCATCTAGTTGCTCTTTATTAATTTTTTTACAAATTTGTCCATTATTTATTGCGCATGTTCCCAAATTCGCTTTTGCGACATTTAGCTTATGTTGCTCACTACAAGTTCTGCCCGTTAACACTTTTGACATTTTGTTTTTGAACTCGCTTGTGGAACATATTGATTTTAGCGTATTGGAAATTTTTTGTTTGGTCGCTTCGGACATCGGGGTTCTCGTAAATTGGATGTTTCTAATTTTTTCCTTAGTCTCTTCAGAATGCCGCATCCCGGAAAACGCGCCAACCAAGCCGGGATTTCCCCCAGAACC